TATATTGATCCTAAGAACTTGCGACCACGCTGGAACAAACGACACGTACCTATTGGTTGGGAGGATTTTTGGTCATGAAACTTCTTGTTGACGCTGACTTCATTGTCTACAAATGCTGTGCTGCAGCAGAGGACGAAATTGATTGGGGTGACGACGTTATCGTTGTTATCAGCAGGTTTAGTGAGGCACTGAAAAGTGTTGAACGTGAGCTGAGCAAAATCAAAGAACATTTTATGTGGGACACGTCAGAAGTAATTCTGTTTTTTAGTGACTCTAAGAATTTTAGGAAAAAAATTTACCCAGAATACAAGGGTCACCGAAACAGGAAGAAACCGTGTGGCTATCGAAGAGTTATTAACGAACTTGACAAACGCTACAAGGTTGTTCGCATTCCTGAGTTAGAAGCTGATGATGCAATGGGTATCTACGCAACCTTTGAACCTGGCAACATTATTGTCAGTCCAGACAAAGATATGCGACAGATTCCTGGCAAACTATACAACCTTGAGGAAACCATTGAGGTTACAGAAGAGGAAGGTATGCGTTGGCACCTAATTCAAACACTTGCTGGTGACCAAACTGATGGGTACGGAGGTGTTCCTGGTATTGGCGTCAAACGTGCCATTGCTTTGCTTGACAAAGATGGTTACACTTGGGACACAGTTGTCAAAGCTTTCAAGTCCAAAGAATTGGATGAAGAAACAGCCTTGATGAATGCACGTCTTGCGAAAATCTTACAACATACTGACTATGACGCAGTCAACAAACGAGTCATACCATGGCTTCCCGCCACCGCCAGTGATGGAGCTGACGATGGAACAGCAGTTCAAGCTTCGACAGATTGAAGACTTGATTGAAAAAGCTGACAAAAAAGATATTATTACTGTTTACCTTGCCTTGCAAAAGCAGAACTTCTGCCTTGCAAACACTGTTACCAACCTAGTCAAAAAATGGCCGAACCGTCCCCTTCTCACTACACCAGAGGAAGCATAGAGGTTTGGGATTTTATCCGCGATCAACAACTCAACTACCATCTCGGCAATGCTATTAAATATATTTGCAGAGCCGGTTTCAAAAGTCCTGACACAAAGGTTGAAGACCTTAAAAAAGCTATCCACTACCTTGAAAATGAACTCCTACATTCATCGCAGCCTCATGACGATGGCCGAACAGTTCCGCTCAGCGTATATGTTGACGATTGGGAGGGACCAAAGAGGCGTTCAGAAAGCTTTGATCGATGAAGAATGGTCAGAGTTTCATGAAGCTTACCACATGAAGGATGATTGTGAGCAGTTGAAAGAACTAGCAGACCTTGTGTATGTCTGTTATCAATTTGCTGCATCACAAGAATGGGATCTTGACGAAGCCATGCGTCGGGTCCATGACTCAAACATGTCAAAACTTGACGAGTATGGCAAACCTATTTACCGCCCTGACGGCAAAGTCCTCAAGGGACCAAACTACAAAGAACCTTACCTGCAAGACCTGATTATCGAATGACAAAAAGAGTGCTGGTAGCCTGTGAGTATTCAGGTAGAGTTAGAGATGCATTTTCGGACCTTGGATGTTTTGCAGTATCATGTGACTTGCTTCCGACAGAAAGCACCGGTTATCATTATCAAGGTGATGTTACTGATATCCTCAATGATGGATGGGATCTGATGATTGCCCATCCACCGTGTACACATCTAGCTGTATCTGGTGCACGCTGGTTTGCAAAAAAACAGCAAGAACAAAAAAATGCTTTGCAGTTTGTGCGATTGTTGATGGATGCACCTATAGAATCTTGGTGCATCGAAAATCCTGTATCAATTATTTCCTCCAAAATCCGTAAACCAGATCAAATCATTCAACCATGGCAGTTCGGCCACGGTGAAACAAAAAAAACTTGCCTTTGGTTAAAAAACCTTAAGCCATTACAGCCTACTGACATTGTTGTAGGTAGGGCCAACAACATCCATCGAATGCCACCCAGCAAAGATAGATGGAAAAAAAGATCAACCACCTTTCTTGGCATTGCAAAAGCAATGGCAGAGCAGTGGACCTAATTTATTTGAAAATGACTACCTCACTTATTTCTCGCACGGGACGTGTCCAATCTTGGATGGATGATCCAACGTCCAGACTTCCGGTTTCGTGCACGGTATTTGTTGTCCAAGATTCCATGGAGGGACCTGATGGAATTGAAGCAAGCTGGCGATTTGTATCACATGCTCTACGTTTCGGAGCAGGTTGCGCGGTCCACTTGTCGGAACTGCGACCCAGAGGTGAAGAAAATGGAAAAGGGTTGGTTGCATCTGGACCAGTCTCTTTCGCTAAAATCTACTCGACACTAAATGAAATCCTACGTCGTGGCGGTGTGTATAAAAACGGTGCTGTGGTCTGCCATCTTGACCTTAACCATAGCGATGCACTTGAATTTATTACTACTCCTAGATCTGAACTGCCGTGGGTCAAACGATGCGTCAACATCACTGAAGGTTGGTGGAAGACGTGTACGTTTAAAGAACAACTTCTCCAATCAATCAAAGCTGGCGATGTCTGGCTCAACAAAGTAAAGTATGACAACGAAGGAAACCGGATCCGAGGAAACGTTTGTTTGGAAGTGTACCTGCCCTCACGAGGAACATGCTTGTTGCAGCACGTCAATCTTGGTGCCTGTGAGTTCGACGAAATCCCAGGAGCTTTTGTTCAGGGGATGTCGGAGCTGTGTACCCTCCATGCTAAAACTGGCGTTGGCGATTCAGGAGAATATCTGCCGCCAGAAACAGACCGACAAGTCGGACTCGGAATGCTTGGACTGGCAAATCTCCTACGGCGGTACGGAGTAACTTATGAACAGTTCGGTATCGCTTTGGACCAGCACAATGCAGGCGAAGTGGTACGCACACCAGCCTATGAATTGGCACATAAATTCCACATTGGTATTGAGTCTGCCGCCGCAATGGCTAGGTCTCATAATATGGTTCGAGCCTTTGCTATCGCACCCACTGCCTCCTGCAGTTATCGAAGCAAGGATCTGGATGGTTATACTTGCACACCAGAAATCGCTCCGCCTGTCGGGCGTACAGTAGACAGGGATAGTGGCACTTTTGGTGTCGAGACATATGAATATGGTGATGTAGAAATTGCATCAGAAGTTGGTTGGGCAAACTACAAACGTGTTGCTGATGGCATCATGACAATGCTCAACCGTACGGGACTTCTTCACGGGTATAGCTTCAACAGTTGGAGTGATGTCGTTACATATGACGAAGCCTTTATCGAAGAGTGGTTAGAATCTCCGCAAACCTCCCTTTATTATTCACTCCAAGTAATGGGAGACACACAAGATAAATCAGATGTCTATGCTGCTTTGAATGACGCAGACGTTGATGAGTATCTTGCAAACCTATTTGAGGAGTCAGAAATTGAACCACAATGTGACTGTCAAGAATGAACCCGTATCAAAAACTACACGAACGAAAAAGAACTTGGACACCAGTACAAACAACTGCTGGTACAGTAAAGGAGGGGTCCGAAGAAGTATTGAAACGTGCCCTTGCCATCCGGCATATGGAACTGCCTGTGGGAGAGTTTATTAATGAAGCACTTGCTACCGAAGTACCGTCGCTCGCCCGAAATCTATTACAGTCAAATGTACGGGACGAAGAGAATCACGACTTGGCACTTGGTTACATTGCCAATGCTCACGGCGTTGATGAAAAGGCTGAAGCTGAAGCGTTACGGCTACGTGATGCTTGGACGGCGCATCCAGATCACACGATCACCAAAGCAATGGTTGCCGAACGTGCGATTTTCTTCGTTCTTTTACCATTGTTCCGCGCTCTTGGTGACCCTGGAATGCGAACGGTCTCCGCAGACATAAGTAGAGATGAACAAATTCATGTGGCTACCAATAGTCTGGTTCATAGCGAGCTGGGGTATAACATCAGTCCTTCTCTTGATCGTCTCAGGAAGGCAACTATAAATTGGGTACTGCAGCCACTGTCTGCAACAAACCCTGATAAATATTTGAACAAAAAATTTTGGCTTGATTCTAGTGATCGTTTGATGTATGAAGGCAAAGCCCCAGAGCTAACTTTTACACGTGCATCACGAGTCCCTGCTTTCTTTGAACACAGTAACAATGACCTCCCCCAATATGCTTGAAGTCCTTGGGATGAATTCCCAGGGTCTTGTACATGCACTTGAGGAATCCTTTCCACCTACAAACCCTACACCAGAAGATTCAATGGAAAAAATTATGTACCGATCTGGTCAACGTAGTGTCGTTGAGTGGGTCATTAAATATATGGAGGACAATTAA